ATAGCTGGCATCGTTGTATGGGTTGTAATATGCAAAGGATTATCAAATACTAAACCAGCACGTCTACGACTACCATACTTGTCAAATATTTTTTCCATTTCGCGCGTCATAACTTGCGCAAGATTTGCTGTTTGACTACCTAACTTATAAACGAATGAACATACACCTTCAGCTGTTGTTTGTGGTGCTGTGCCTACTCCAGCAGCGTTACTATGAAATGATAGAAATAATGCTTTTTGATTTAACTGGCTATATATTTGATTAGCATTGTCAGTTCGTTCTTTAAGGTTATTATCTTTGAAAGGGTGGAATACCGGAATGCAGTGAAAACCTTCAGCGGTTGCAAGTGTTATGAATTCGTTTGCTATCTGTCTATTAAAGTGACCTTCATAGAACCAACCATTATAATGGTACGCTTTACCGTTTGTGTGTAAGGTCTTTTTTCCTATCGTAGCAGGTGTTAAATATTCTTTTGTCATAGGGTCTAAGCCACCGTGACCTGCATCGATAAATAGAACTGTTTGTTTTTTTGCCATAATTGTACGTTATTTGAAACAAAAATATATAAAAAGTTTATAATATCAAACAAATTTGTTTATATTTGACACAATGTGTGTTTGTGTGAAAAAAAGATGCCACTTCTCCGCTCTGGATTGGTGGCATTCTTTTTAGTGTTCAAAGGTTATATTATGGTCATCGATAATAAACCAGAATTTTTGAAATACTTTCTCTAATACTTCATATCTATCCATTTCAGTATTAGTATCCAGTTCCCACTCTAAACCTTTTTTAGCATTCTTGAAGTCATATAATGCCCAATAATAATCTGAAGCCTTAGTTGCCATTTTAAAGTGCATATTGTCGTCTTTGTCGAAGTCGGATAAGTCATATTCAAGTGTAGCTTTCATAGTTTTAAATTTATAAATTAAATTATTTTATCAGGCTTATACAGCCAAATTAGTAATATATGCGCATTGCGATTAGCCATTATTTAGCCACAAGTGCTTAGTTCGGTTTACTAAACAACGTTGGTGCTTCATTCTCTTTTTCTTTTCTTTTTTCTTCCCATTCTTTTTCTATCAATTTAATTTCGTTAGTGCATTTTGGGCAAGTGTACCACTCATTAAACCTTTTATCAAACACTTTATTTACACCACCACAACATTCTGGTATGTGTGTTTCTGTAACTTGTGGTCTATTTTCTTCATTTAAAAGTATTTTAAGAGTTTTATCTAACAAATAACAATATCTATGCTTGGTGGCTCTAGGTAGCCAAACACCTCTTAAATGTTTTGTTTTTCCCCTTGGATTTAATCTGCCATCAGCACAATAAAAATCTGTTTTTTTATCTGTTTGCCCGTAGTATTTAAAATTACATACTTGGTAAATGCTACCTACGTGCTTACTACTATCTGCCAATGTCGTCACAGCTCTTACTTTTTCTCTTCTTAATATTTTTATGCTATTGCCTAATAAATAGCTTGTTGAATTACTGCCATTTAATTCTGGCAACAAACATAATCTGGTAAGCTCTATAATATCTGTATTTTCATTCTTCATCCCGAACCAACTTTTTACAGCAGAAATACCTTGTGGTAGCCCGTATATGGCAACACCAACTAAATCGTTATACAAAAACATACCTATCCAGAATTTTGGAAATGGGTGTACGGCATCGCCTAAGTAGTGGTATTTTGCAACAAATGAGTTAGCTGTATTTTTACTCACTTCTTTAATAGTAAAAATGCTTTTTGCTTTCACATCTCTATTTTTAAACTTTTCTATTAGGCTATAATCTATCATACACATCCTTAATTTCGTTATTTTTTAAATCCGAATAAGCAAGCCTAATCCCCTCAATGGAGTAAACGGCATCAGAGCCAATATAAAATATATTTTTATCTCTAGCTTTAACAGGTTCTGAAAGATGATGAACAGGTACTTGGTCAAATTTATCCTCTTGTACAAGTGTTCCTTGGTTTTCAACATACTTTCTAATTTCTTGCAACATAGTATTTCTCATATTTTTAATTTTATAATTAAACATAGTTTTGTTCAAAATATTGTTCTCCATTTCTAAGATTGCGCTCTTCGACATCTATTGCCCTTTGTTCATAAGCCTTAATAAGTTGTTCGCGTTCTAAGGTTTGAAGTTCCATTATTTTATCTGCTAATCGCATACATAGAACATCGTAAGGCATTGTATGCTGTGCTTTTTTATAGTACGCTATTAACTCACCTAATGCTGTTTGTTTCATCTGTTGCTTGTTTTACGGTTTCAAAAGCCAGTTCGTTGACTTTTTCTAAAAATGGTTCTATCTTATCCAATGGTATATGCGCCAAACACGCCATAGTTTCCACCATTGCACCTACGTTCTCAAAGTTGGTATCTACTAATCTTTTGCGTTTGTCAACATCTAAGTGAAGTTGCATACTATTCAAAAAGTTTTCGATGTATATTTTTAAACCTTTGTACTTTACTTTGCTTTGTGGTGGCATAGTAGCTGGATTGAGTTCTGCTATTGCATATCGGACACAATTAAGTGAGGAAATTAAAAGCCAAATATCCGCGAGTTTTTTTCTATTGTCCATAATATTCTTTTAAATCGTCAAATAATGTATCCTCATAGTAGTTAGAATCCGTTTCAACAATTAAGTTAAAATAGTTAATTAAAGCATCAGATGGTTCTGGATTGATTAAATAAATTGAATTGTCGATAAGTCTATCAATTAGCTTATCTAAAAATTCGTTTGATAGGATGCCAGAATAGTAAAGCTTTTGGTACTCCTTAATTAGCAAATAGTTTTTGTAAACCTGCTTGTTAATTGCTTCTTGTTTGTGTGTCATAATTGTGTGTTTTGTGTGTGTAAAAATAAATTGATAGACAAATTTAAAAAGACTTATTTACATTATATAACTTTTGTTATCTTTTTTTTAATAATTTTTTGAAATAGCCAGTAAAACCAGCTTAAAAGCGTCTCTTTTGTCTTGCTCTGACACTAATCCTTTGTAATTATTTACCTCTGAAAATTGAGTTAGTAATACTTTTGCCGTTTCCTTAGTCATCTTATCGCCCTTTTGCTTAGGACTTAACTCAATTACATTGTAATTACATTTTTTAAGATAGTCACAAGTTAACTGGCTGACTGCCTGATTCATACCTACGTTCCTTGACTTTCTGGCCACGATGTTTTTATTCCCTCGCATATCAAAACTAAGGTTCTGTAGGTTGCTATTCTCAACGCAAAAAAGATATTCGCCCTCTGGTAGACTTGTAACGTAGAAAATAAAGTCTGTAAACTCCATTACAATAAAGTCAAGACTATTGTCTTCAGTATCGTGTAGGCAAAGAGCGAATCCATTTTTCCGCATTGCAGGGTCTATTCCTATAATGACCATTCCTTAAGTATTATAGGATTACGATTAGCGTACATTTTTAACCTATCTTGTAGTTCAAAGTCATAACAGGTTATTTTCATTCGCTTTGCCTCTAATGGTTTGTAATGGTCTGGCTTATCATCAATTTCTATTTGTACTTTAACTTTGCCTTTGACTATTAATTTAGGTACATCAGCAGTAAATTTAATTTGGATGTTGTTGAATGTCATATTTATATAATTTGCTTTGTTTAATAATTTGCGTTATAATATTCCAATAGTTTACTTCTCCGTATCCTTTTAATTTTGACCAATGAGTATAGTCTTTAAAACATACTTTGTTGTAATGCTGGTTTAAAAACTTTGCGTGGTCGATATAGGATTCAATAACACTATCATAAGCCCTCCATTTGATACCTCGCCTGTCGGTATAATATTTTCCTTTGTAGGCATTCTTATAATACTTTATACCAAAGTGGTTATTTGAGTTTTGTGCTATGTTTGAGCGACCGCCTCCAGATTCCTGAATAGCTTGTGCAAATTGTATTGATACAGGTATGCCGTATTTCATTTCACAATATAAAGATATTGGATAATATTTGTACATATATTCCTTATTATTTTTAGGTTCTATATCTGAAGTTAAGGATAATAGAAAGTACATTAAGAACATTTTGTAAATCATTTTGTAAAGTTTTAAGTTAACAAATACGTGTACTTTGTCAAGTAATACGTTTACTACGTTTCATAGTTCTATTGTCAGGTTTAACCTTATTAAAGCGATACGTTTAATAAATACGTTTACTTTAAAAATTCCCAAACGAATAGCTTAGTATAAATTACTTCAGCCTTTTGTTGAAGTGTCTGGTCGGTTCTGTTTTCTAAACTTTTAAGTTGAAGTCTGGCAGATTTTGCCTCGTAAAAGTCCTCAAAGCTACCAGCCGTTTTTCTTAACCTTTTTAGAACTATATCTTTGGCATCATTCCAAAGTTGACGCCTGCGAACTTCAGGTAGTTCAACTATTTTTTGGTCAACTAATATCTTTGCCCAGTACATCCAAAGTTCATCCCAGTGTTTATAGTCAAGTTGTAAACCTTTTTGTTTTTTGTTAAGTTGTTCTTTGAATTGAGCGATTACTTTTTGACGCGCTAAATAGTTTTTGTGTTCCACTTCACTCCAGAAAGTATCCCCAGCTACGTTTTTTTCGTGTTCGCTAATTACTTTATTCATTACGTTATTACGCTTTGACTTGTAAGCTGAAAGTATATCGCCTAACATAGATATATTGAACTGACCATAGTAGGCTTTCATATCTACTTTCTCAAACTTGTTAGCAGAAGCCATTTCAAAAGCCTGTTTGATTTCGATTGCTCCAAGTTCGCCGTAATAGTTATAAATAAATTGTATTGCTTCAACCATTACTGTTTCGTTAAATTCACTTTTGCGAATGCCACAATACAATTCTGCGCAAATTGGTAGTGCTATTGATAGTGAGGATAGGATGTCATCTTTACTCATATTTCGGATAGGACTTTCATATCCTAAAATCATAGTTTTGATTTCAGACTTACTTTCTGAAAGTTTGTTCTGCACGTTTTCTAATGTTAGAAATAAAGAGTTCCCTACCTGCATCTGTGTTTGCGTAATTTCCTTTGTCATCGATTAATGGTTTTTGTGTTTGTGATAAATTATTTTCTATTTGGATTTGTGATTGTGTAAGATACTTCTCAAAATTAGACTTTCGGAATATTGTCTCTGGTATTAAGTATCTCATAAATTCAGTACCTTTCCATTCGTTGTACTTTGACTCAATAACTTTGATACATTCTTCCAGCGTTGAGCCATCATCTAAACGTTCTTTGATTAACTTGTATGCGCCATAACGCAAAAGTAAAGATTTAGACTTAGGAATCTTATATTTCGCTTTGGTTTTTTCTGTAAGGAGTTCTAATATCTGACTGGTCTCAAAATAATATTTCACATCCTCAACTGAATCTTCAATTTTTTCAACAAAAGAACTTTCTTTATTTATATTTATATTATCATTATTTATATTCTTATTATTTATATTCTTTATTATGCTCCCTTTGGTAGTATCAAGTTGCGCCGTTTGGGAGTAACTTGGTGAACCCTTTTGGCTTATCAAGTTAAATAGGTTTGTAACTTCTTGTTCAGCAATTAAATAGTGTGTTACTGCTGGTAAACCTTTTAGTTTAGTTTGAACTAAACCAGCGTCAACTAATATCTTAATACATCTTAATTGAACCTTTGCTGAAAGGGTTGTCTGTTCCTCAATTTGTTCACGCGTTCTAAAAAACCATTCTGAATATTCCAATTCCTTTTGGTTATTCCAATACAATTGTGAACCTGCAAGATCTGCAAATAAAGTAGCAGCTTCTAAACCTACTTTCCTTGCCAATGCTTTATTAACTGTTAAATAGGAATTTGAACTAAGTAATTCTAATATGTTCATATTTTAATCTTTAAAATTTAAATGTGCAAATTCGCCAAAGTATTTTTTTGCTTGTTCATCATATGCTTTAGCAGCATCAATAGGATTATCAAAAATTTTAAAAAAAACTCTTTTATATTTAAAATATAATTGTGATATATATTTTGAATTTTTAAAATTAACGACACCTTTATAACCTGTTTTATTTCTTTTTGATAATTTTTTATTTAAAGTATTGTTTGAATTAGTACATACTCTTAAATTTATTTTTCTATTATCAAGTCTATCATTGTTTATATGATCTATTTGTAAATTATCAATATTTATATTATTTATATTCATAATATATCTATGTAAATAAATCATTTTTTTATTTATATAAGCACTTACATAAATTTTTTTTGAATTATAATACCATTTGTATTTTAATAATTTTTCATAATCATCATCATCAACTAATGTATAAATATTACTATAAATACCTGTCATAAATAATTTTTTCATATATATAAAATAAATTAGCCCAAACAAACTTAGTGTAGGAGCAGTACACTAAATCTGAATGGGCTTGATAACCTATTTATTTTTACTTATTTTAACTACTGCTCCTAATTAAAATAAGATTCCGTCTGAATTGATAGTTAAAAATAACAACTATTTCAGATATAAGCAAATTTTAATACTACTTTTTAAAATATTTTTTACGCTCCAGACTTTCATTCAAAGCCTTTTTACAAGCATCAATACTATCATAAGTCCTATTGCTTATCCTTGAGTCACAGACCAATCCTTTATTGTTCTCGCAATGGTATATCCACTCACCGTTTAACTCTATCAATTCAATGTACATAGTTCTACTTTTAATAGTGCCAATGAATTTATAAACATTTTGCCCATCCATACCAGTATGGGAGAATGTGAAAGGAACTGCAAATAAGTCAGTATAATTTTTGTATCTAATATCGTAGATACTTCCCTTCTTACTTCTTATCTGTTTACGCTTAAGGTTATTTTCTTTGATTATCTTTTTTAAAGAGTAACCAGTTAACCCATATTTTTGTAATATATCAGCTATTAACATATCGTTATTATAGTCCTCGATTACGCCTTCAACAATTTTACCATTCAAAGCCTTTATCTTTATATTACGTATAACCTCCCTACATTTTTCAGTATTTTTAAAGATAGTAGATTTGGTTACATTATACTTTTTAGCCAAGTCATCAAATGATATACCAGCTAAATAGTCTTTAACGATATTAGCCTTATCGGTTTTACTTAATAACTTTCTTGGCGTGTGAACATCAGCAAGTATAACACAAATTGAGGACATAGAACAACCATACTTATCAAATAGTTGTTTTTTCCCTAAACCGTTTTTGTAATCTTCGATAACTTGTTGTCTTAAGCTATCTGTTAATTTAATATACATCTTCAAACTGTTTAAACCACCAACAAAATAATATTACTATAATCAAAGCTAAAATTATATCAGTCATTTTTGTTCTTGTCTATAAAGTTAATAATATCGATTAGCGTCTCTATACTCTTTGGATTTTTCTTAGACCACGTTTTACGGAATCCGACATCGGTCATATCAATACTACTATAAAAATCTTTTATCTTAATATTGTTCTCTTTGCAGTATTCCATTATCTGGTCATAGATAAGTTTTTTACTCTTTATATCTATCATAAAATCTTTGATTTGTGCTATTTAAAATTTAAAACTATATATACCTATCGAAAAGTAATTATCTTTTAAAATAGGCTTGTTTTTGTAACGATTAGAACCTATTTTGTAGTTCACCATCAATCCATTGTAACTGACCACTATTCAAATCGTACAATTGTGTAATTTTGTCACGCCTTGAAAGGTCTTCAGCTATCCAGTCAACTAACTTATTAAGCTGGGCAGTAGTTTCAACTTTCTTTTTTACCGCTTTTGTCAATTGTTCCTTTTGGATAGGGCTATTATTGGCATCAGTATCGACATCGACACTAATTTGTAGTAACGCTCCAAGTGAGTAACGCTTTGCATAAGTAATGCCACCTCCTAATTCTTGAAGTGCATTTGTACCCTTATTACCATTCATAGGATTGAACGGCATATTAGCACCTAAATACTGACCGCTTGAATGATATAATACCGTAGTCATATATTCTCCAGCCAATTGTTGTACCACTACCAAACCACAATCCGAAAGTAAGGGTCTAATAACGTGTAACAAGTTGTCTAAACTTACATATTGATTTCTCAAATGTTCGTTCTTAGCATCCTTTTTAAGACTTGCTTTGTCAAATGCTATTTGGAATTTTAGTAGTGCTGGAATAAGTTCCGTAATTTGTTCGCTCTGGAAGTAATCCGCGTTTAAGTGTGTTGTGTTCATTTTTAATATGGTTTAATGTTATAAAGAATGTAATTTACCCAGTCACGGTGAACATCGTTAAATAAGTCATTAACTTCAAGTTCAAACTGTCTATAAGACTGCATACCTAAAATGTGAGCAACAAAGTCAAGGTTTTCAACTTCAACTCCATCAATATAGATTTCGTGAATAACCCAAAAGTCAGGTTCGCCCTGTTCGTATCTGGTAGCCTTGTAACCTTTCTCAAATTCAGCAGTCACTAATACCTCGTGACCGTTTTCGATAAATGTGTGTGAGTGCATAATGTGTAATTTAATTAAGTGAAAAAAATCGATTTAAAACTATATTTGTAAACTGATTAACTGATAAACCTAATATCAATAAAGCATCGTCAACATCTGGAAAAAATATATCGTCAATGTGAATACTTTGAAAGTCAAAAGTGTGCTTGTCGGTTTCAGTATTGTATTCGTGAAATACTTCCATAGTGACCTTGCAGTTATTAACGTAGAAATCAAAAATCATTGCAGTACATTTGTAATTCGTAGTATTCAGCTTCTGTCATTTCTGCATAATAAGCCTCAACTTCTAATTGGTGATATAATTCGTTTAGTTGCTCTTCTGTGTATTGCGTTTCCATGTTTTAAATTAAAATTTATTAAAAGTTAAAAAATCATTGTATGTTTCATCATGTAGGTCATCATCTCCATCAGCATAATAACTATCGTTAAACTGATTAGCCATATCTCCATTTAATTTAAATTCAACTTTCTTTTTGCCAAGTGCTTCTTTTATTACGATATTATTTAAGTTTCTTAATATCATTTTTAAAGTATTTTTTGCATGGCTTTCAGTCATATCATCGACTAATATTTTTTTACCTTCTTTTGTAGTCCAATATATTTGTTCTTTCATATCTTACTTTGTTTAAAAGTGTTCACAAATTTAAAACTAATATTTTTAATTACCAAACTTTTGTTATCTTTTTTTAAAAATAAATAAAAAAAAGGATAGCCTTACGGGGCTACCCTATCAATTAAACACGGTCTATATCTTATATTTCTTTATCCTCGTTCTTATTCTTAAGGTCGTTCTTTATGTCATTAGCCTTACCTATCAATTCCTTAAGACTTTGAAATATACTCTTACCTCTGACTATCGTATAACTCTCATCTATGGAAGTAAACTCAATAAATATGAATACTAAAGTTAATGCTTTTGTCAGAAAATAGTCAATATTTATAAATGTTTTTACAAATTCGTTTAGAATAAACTTATCCATTAAAAAAAACAATACGATAAGCGCTACATAAGTAATTGACTTTTGAACTAAGCCTACTCTCAATTTCTTACTTGTCCATTTTAAACCAGTCTTTTTGACCCTCCAGTAAGCTATTGCAGTATCGAATAATACAAAGCTAATCACGGTCAAAATAACTCCGTGAATAGGAGCAAAGAATGTTATGAGTGTAAGTATTACCGTATGTAGTACGTTTAAAATATCGTTTAATAATTTCATTTTAGTCTAATCTTTTATATTTTAAAATCGAACCCTTCCACGTTCTCGCAGTTGTAGAACCAGAATTTAATGCAAATTTGAAATTTAATACAGCATCAGCTGAAGCGTAAAATCCAAAATTAACAGTAGCGGTAACTATACCTGATACATTTGGAATACTACCAGTATTTTGACCAATTACTACACTATTTGTAACGTTTGTACTTGTAGCTATTATAGCAGTAACAGTAGCTGAATTTGAAGCATTACGACAAACAATATTGCCTACTCCATTTATAGTTCCTGATGTCACACCAAATGCAAATTTGTAATCATTCAATGAACTATCTGAACTTGTAGCCAATGTCATTTCTATTAAATAATTCCCACCAGCAACAACGTTAAATTGTAAATCTGAATCATTTGTTAATGTTGTATTATTAACATCCTGATTTGCACTTTTTACAATAATACTATATCCATCACTTGGAACAACTGGTGAGCTCCCACCTACTTCAAAAAAAAAATCAGAACTTAATAACGTAGCTAATTGATAAGCATCTCCATTGAAAGGAATAGCACTTGCAGGTTCTACCTGAGTGTTATCAATCTGGTCAGCAAAGATAGAAGTCCATTGATTGTAACCATACTTAATAACTATCTCATTAGAACTTACTACATCCAAAGCATTAACACTAACAAATGCTTTTAAGATATTTCCAGCCGTGTCAGTCAATACTACATTTCCAGTCGATTGTTTTACTATATTCATTTTATCTATTTTTAATTTACCATATAAGTTCCTGCAATATGAAAGTTATCTGTCGTATCTAACACAAAAGGTTGTTGATGCGTAAACGGTTCATCCCTACCACTTGTACCAATATAATTCAAAGTCAAAACCTTACTACCATTGTCAACGTGACCACTTATTGAATACTGCCTTGCCGTTGAAGTATCGTGAATACATCCATCTCTTAACTGATAATTACAACAAGCCTCAAAAGGTAATTCAACATAATACTGACCAGTACCAAAGTTAGTTATATTATCAAAGTCAACTTGTATTTCAAAATGTACTACATTACCTATCTTAACATAACTACCACTAAACATAGGCGCACCGCTAAACGTTGGCTGTATTCCACCTATCGTGCCGCCATTGACAGTAAAGTTAGTCTTTTGGCTGATACTTAACTCAAAAAAAAAAGAGCCTGATAATAAGCTAATCAAATCATTTGCATCTCCATTGAATGCCACCAATCCTGCTGGTTCTATTTGAGTATTATCTACATTACTTACAATGATAGATGTCCATTGATTGAAACCGTACTTAATTATTATCTCATTATCATTAACTAACTCTAAGCTATTGACATTTATCAAAACCTTTGTAGCGTTTCCACTTGCATCAGTCAGAATAACGTTCCCACTTGCAGTTTTAATTATATTCATTTTAGTATAATATTATATTTGTTGAATTGTTTTTACGTGTTCTGCAAGTTCTACAGTAGAACCCTGCTCTTAAAAAATAACCGCACTCGTGACCATAACCGCAACCGCAATTATCATCATTCTCACAGCTATAGCAATCGCAATGTTTAGAATCAAACAAAGGCAAAGTATTCTTGTTATCACAAAGGTATTTTTCTATTAATGGTTTTAAATTATCTATCTTTTGTAGGGTATTATCCTGCATAAACTTAACCGATGCCAGACCACCATTTGTAGCAAACTCACTATCATTTGTAAAGATACCTTTACTACTAACTTGAAACGTTAAATAAGGTAGTGCCTCGTAGTAAATAACATAACCTAAGTATCTTAAAACGTAGGTAGTCCATAATGATTCATAGGCTGGATTGGTAGGAAACTTTTGAACAATAGGACCAGCATCTGGATTGTAATTACTTACATTCGCATTTTGATTAGCTACCATGTCATTATACAAAGCTGTTCCCAAAATAGGAACTAAAAAACGTTCCTCAGCACTTTGTATGTGAGGACTGATAATGTTAATATCAAAACGTGTATTAACTGGAGCGGCTCTATATATGCCTGTATTAACTACTTCTTGTGGTTTAATTAAACTCATTATGCGCCAAGTTTTTGTTCAGGTAAAGGTTGTGTATCTAAGCCAGTATTTTCTTTCTGTAAAGGTTGGAATCCTAATTCCGCTCTTTGTTCATCCATTGTCAATACTGACTTAATATCTAAATCTCCAGCAAAAGAGACTGGCATAGGTTTAGCAATATCCAAAGCTATATTAGACCAATTCTTACCAAAGAATGTAGCTGCATCCTGAATAACTGGATTTAAAAACTTAGTTAAAAATAGTCTTTGTGTCGGTCTAATTACCGTATTGTAAACAATATCAAACTCACTTCTTATTTGTTGATTAGAACCTAAGCTACCTGATGTTCTAAGACCAGTCAAACTCATAGTCCAACGATGAGCCGATATGATAGCTTGTTGTGCAATGGTTTGTAATTGCATAAATTCACCATCATAGCTATTATTTAAAATTTGAACATCTGACTTATAAGAGTTATCTCTTAAAGCCTGAATAAACATCTTAGAATTGTTTCCAGTACCGGTAAAACAATCGCGCATCGCCCTTACTACTTCTTGTGCCTCCTCTTGGTTAGTCGAACCGTATAAAGATATAATTGCACTCGGTGTGAAACCGTTTTCAAACTTACTTTGATTGAACTTAGGAATACGATATTCTAACTCAGACCATATCTTTGCACTTACCCAGTCAGGAATACCCCAGTAAACCAATGTAGGTTCGTAGTTCTTTAAGTGTATAATAGATTTTTCAACACCATCAAACTTTTCAAAGTGTGGGAACAAAGGTAAATCAATAGGGTCTTTAGGAGTTATTACATAATGTTCCTCAAACTCGGAACTTATGCCTATATGAGTAGGGTATAATTCATCCTTGTCAGCTTTTTTAGGTCTGCACCAAGTAATAGGTAGCAAACGCATTGTATATTTTAACGTTTTACCTACCTTAATTCGCTGCAATTCGATAAAAGCGTTACCAAAACTTGCAAAGTCTTTGAAAATTTTTCCGCTAAGTTCCTCGATACTTTCATTCTCAAAATTAACATTAGACAAAAAGTCGTTTATTTCTTGTTCTTGCTCTATCGTTATTGTCTGGTTTTCTAATCTTTGTTCTTTAAGGCTTGATAGCACACTAAGAGAAGAAGCAGGTACGCTATAAAACCCATCCCCTAAACTATAATTAACTTTTTGCTGAATGATTGATGCCGTTGTTGGCGAATTATTACAGATAGCTTGAATCCTATCTAAACGCCAAAGGTCGTACGTATTAAATGGTAAATACTCTACGACTGTTGTATCGAGAAATTCCTTTGTAGGTTCTCTAAATATATCATCAACTAAAAAAGGGCGAACGCCAAGTTGAACACCAGTCCACGCGTGTACTTTGTTCGAGGTGGTAGGATTCGCTTGGACTCTATTCGCCCTCAGGTTTGATTTCTTCATATTCTAAATTATCTACTTGTTTGTTTTTTACTTTTTTTTTGTCAACAATTATAGCCTCGTGACCTAAATGGTAAAGATGCTCCAACTGTTCTTGAGTTGCCTCGTTTAAGTTAACCTTAAATTTTGAACAAACAACAAAACAATTTAAGAATTTTTCGTCTACTTTAAACATATCTTTTAATTTTAAAAAGGGTGGCTGTTACACCACCCCCGATATATAACGAACAAAGCAAGAGATTAAACTGGAATAACAACCGCAGGGTCCACTGGCCATGCTAATTCAGTACCGCGAGAAACCAAAGTGATAGACGCTTGGTTTTGGTCATTGATAGCTGTTCCTGTTGTAGTTTCGAACGCTGTTAATTGAGCAGGGAAGTGAACACCAGCAGTTGACAAAGATTGAGGCACACCCCAAATCCAACGTGAACCATTATTCTCTTCGTGAATAACGATAAATCCACAACAACAATCTTTTAATTCATCGATTGCCTCTTTAACATCTTGAGCGTGACAAGGGAAAACGCCAGTCAAAGTTTGTGTCACAACCGTGTTACAATTTGTTCTTTCACCAGTTTCAACCCAAGAACCAGTTTCCTGATAAGGAGTGAACTCATAGAACTTTGTAAGACCTGTCATAGTAATTGCAGTCAATTCACCAGAAGTGAATGTAAGTGTTGCTACATCTCCAAGACTTGCTAACCAGAACTTATTCAGACCGCCTGAGCAACTTGTAGAACAACTAACACTATATCCAGAAGTTAAACAACTCATATATATTTAGTTTATTATTATTAATTAATATAGGGGGTATATTTCAACCCCCATTTTTTTAGTATGCTACGGTAATCAATTCGTTATGCTTATAGTTGAAGCCTAAGTAGAATTTGATTTTAGCTTTCAATTTTTCAGTTTCCCAATCCTGCCAAGCTTGAACTTGGTTAAGTGGAGAAGTGACATCAGTTCCCATTACTAAGTTATCTCTCTTAGTGTAAAGAACGTAGTTAGCATCGTTGATACCTTGGTATGCAGAAGCATAACCCTGCCAATCGTACATAGGCTTAACTTCGATACCATTGAACGTTAATCTGGAAGTTCCATTCATTAACAATTCAAGATGCATATTTGAAGAGATACCGTTGTTTTGTAAGTCTTGTAGGTATTGTCTATAAACGTTAGCAGAAACTAACATTACTTTCTCAGCTTCAGGAACTGCACTAAGAACGTTAGAAGCATTTTCCCAAACCGCAGTCAATAGGTCGATACCGTCACCAGCTCCCAAAGGAACACCAGAGTTAGAGTTGATATAAGGAACTAAGTTAAGAGCAACCAAGTTAGGGATGTAAACAGACCACATACCATCTACGATATTAACATCGTTGTTTGCACTTGACTTGTCACCAAAGAAAGAAAGAAGTAGGGCTTGTTTACGAACTGCCTGTTGCATTCTTGTCAACAATAAATCCATAAAGATAGTACCTTCAAGGTTATCTATTTGAGTACCTTTTTTAAGTAGTTGCTTATAAACTGTATCTTTGAATTCATCAAAACAAAGTTCAACGTTTGCCTTTACGAATTCAGTTTCGATACATCTTTCGAAGATAGACATAGAACCTTTTGGAGTCCATCCACAACCATCTCCAAGTTGTAGGATATTTTCCATTGCACCTACATAACCGATGTTTTGCTTCTTGTTAACAAGTAACATCGTGTCAAAAATCTCATCTACTTCAGCATCAAAAAATACTGGTTTTAGCAAAAGTTCTTGAGCCTGTTCGCCAATCAAATTGATATTGAACTGACCGTTTTCATATATAGCCATAATATTATTTTTAAAGTTTAAATGTTAATTAAATTAAGCCAAAGTGTAATCAATTGTAATTACATAAGGGTCATTACTTGCATCACTATTTACAGTAATATCACCAGTGTAACTACCTGCAATTCCTGAAGTGTCAACCGTACCACTTAAAGTTACTGTCTGATTAGGGTAAACCACACCAGCAAAGTTTGGTAAGTCAAAACTTAGAACGTCACCAGTGAAAGATACCGAGCTAATAGTCAAAACAGATTGACCAACGTTTTTATAAACAACTGTAAACTTCTCGAATGTACCTCCAGCAACAAAGCTACCTAAGTCATAAGAGCCACCAGATGCAACTGAAGTTGTTCCATCAGCTTCAAAACCAGCAATAACTGGAGCGTAAAGAGTAGTAGTGTTAATAGTAACCGCACCTACAAAAGAATTGTAAGGGAACGTGTATTCAACGATACAAGGGCAGTCAACAGAAGCATTGTCTAATACCTCAATAACAACAGATACAGTCCAAACAACTGATACATCTAAACCAGCTACATCAACAGAAAGTGAACTAACAGTTCCAGTTCCTACCGCAGTAGCAAAGTTTCCAAGTCCATCAGTAACTACAACTTTCACATAACGTGAATCAATACTTGAAGTAGGAGCAGAAAATGAAATGTCAAAAGTGTTAGATACACCTTCGTAGCCATACTCAGCAACTAAAGCTAAGTCAGTTCCGCAACAACCAGTTTGCTTAATCTTTAAGATTTCAGCATTGGCAGGGTTTGCAAGTGGATTAGTTCTATTGAAAAAGAATTCTTGACTATTTCCCTCTGCATAAAAGTTTTCTTTATTAAAAGCCATTTTTTTAGAGTTTATTTATTTAACAATGATTTGATAAACGTAGACGCTTGGATAATCTGTTCTTGAGTAAATTTATTCTTAACAGATATACCTGCGCTTTCAGATTTGTAACTAATTTTAGCAAAGGCTTTAGCTTTAGTTTCCTCAAGTTCTTTTTCTTTGCTTTCAATTACGGTTTCTTTTTCCTCCATATCGGATTCCATAGATTTGATTTTTTCTTTCATACCAGCCATCTCAGTTGACATAGCTTCTTTTTCAGCTTCAAGTTCAGCGATTTTCTTTTTGTACCATTCGATTTTCTCTTCTGGAGTGTAATCGTCAAAACTTTTTTCAATTTCAATTTCCATCTCTTCAGCCTTTGGCTCTTCAATAACTGTCATATCTTTCTCTTCGACAATTTCAGCTTTGAAACCAAAAACAGATGCGATGTTCTGAAGTAGACTTTTTTTGTCGTTCATACTGTTTTTAATTTTAGGAATGTTTTTAAATTTAGATTCAGCGCGTACCTTATTGAATACCGCCTCGTAGTTTTTATAATCAGGTATTTGTGCCTCATCCATTATGTAGTCAGCAAAACCATAGTCTACCGCTTCCTGCGCTGTTAACCACGTTTCCTCTGCCATCATATTTCTTACATATTCTTTAGTGTCCTCAATGCTATTATTGATTAACTTGCCTTTGCTTTCCATTTGTGTCGTATAGATGTTAACCATTTGTTCATCTACTCTGTTAAGCAATTCGACAGTCTTTGATATTTGCTTTGCGTTTCCTTCAGCACCAGACCACGCTGAGTGAATCATAAAAAAGCTATTAGATGTAAGTATTTTTTCATCAGCCGCTAAGAATACAACCGTTGCAGCACTTGCCACAATACCAATTCCCTTTGCAGTTGTTTTACCTTTGTAGCTACTAATCATTGCCGCCATAGTCAAACCTTCAAAGTATGAACCGCCTTCAGATGCAATGTTAAAAGTAACATCCAAACCGTTTGCGTTTTCAAGTTCAGCTTTCAAACTCTGAGCGTTCGCCTCTGTATATTGGTCTATCGCTCCGATTATGTCTATTTCTGTCATATTCTTTACCGCTTCTTTGTCTATTTGTTCTGATTTTCTAATTGCCCAATCTATCCCCTCAGTACCGCCCCAAGCGTCCCACATTAAACCGCCACATCCTTCGTTATATGGTACATCCTTATTTTGTCTATGCCTATTGAATGATGCCATACGTTTAACCGTATCAACTGATATTGATTCTCCTTTTGCTAATTGGTTCGCTCTCGCCCAACCGACTGGAGTACCGCAGTCATTCTTATTGTCGGTTTCCTCTCTAAACTTCAAAGCACGTTTAGCGTTCTCACTTGCAGCCTTTGGGTAATCGTTATAAGTATCAGCCATACCACAAAATTAAATTTGGTATATTCTAAAAAATAATGATTTGTGTAAATACAAAAAACCGCTGCAAAAACTTGCAAGGGTCAATCACTAACTAAAACAAAAATGGAGACTAAATTTTTTCTATCTCTTCCTTTACTCTATGCCAATAATCCAGCTTAGGAAAGAAGTTAAATAACGATGTCGAATAAGGGTTGGTGTCAATAACTAAGTCAACTGCTATCATAGCATTTTGTTTAGCTATCGTAGTGCAAAGTATTTCACATCCACAATCAGTATCTTCGTTTATTAAAACGTTCTTATAGATGCTTACCAATAGTTCAGCTTTGTCTTTTGCTGTCATAGTCCAAAGATATTTTTAAACTCATCAGGGAATCCATCAAAAGCATCTTTAATATCGTTACTTTTATCGGCTTCTATCTTATGAAATATTATCTTGTCTTTAATAATATTCTTTACCTCAATAGTATCTCTGGCATCGACTACGGTTTTCATTTTCTTACCGTATAGTTCAAAGTAAACAGTATATTTTTTAGCCATTACTCAATAGGTTTTTTGTGGAATAAATCAAATATTTGTTCTTTGTTTTTACCCCAGTACATACCGCAGTCAATCTTAATTTTATCGCCTTTGGTTTCATTAACATAAAACGGTACGTTAGCGAAGTAAGATTGACGGTAAGCGTTATCGTTTGCCGTAAATCTGTAGCATTGTTTTTTGACTGGACATCCAGTTCCTTTACATTTTGATATATCTGCCATTTTAAAATTCTATTTTGTTTGGATGAAAGTAAGCATAATGATTAGCTAAAATACTATAAATACCTTTAACATCTAAAGGGTAATCCTTAGCCATTTGTTCAACTGCCTTTTGTTTAGAACCGTAATTTTCTAAATATTCAGGATATTTAAAGATGATAACATACCGATGTACTATTGACTGTCTGACAATATTGTGCCTAATCAAATAGCTGATAACATTCTCAATACTTACATCTTGTTTTTTACGCTCCAAAGTTTCGACAATCTCACCTTGTAACATATCAATAAAATTCTTATTACACTTTTTACGCCTCTTGCTATTTACGTTGTCTACCATTCGTGAACTATGTTTTTAAAGTAAGCAATAACTTTACCGATACAACTCGGACATTTTATATCCTGCTGAATTTTGCCCTGTACTGATTCGCCTTGTCGCATAGTATATATAAACCTATAATAGTAATTGAATAGCGTCTGGCGGTCTTTAATAGGCATATAAAGCATAGTCTTTTGACGCTCCATAATTGCCTTTACTTCTTGTCGGTATTGTTCTGGAATCTCTCTAATGTACATAGTTAAAATGTTGAATTTGCTTTAATCGTTTTTTTATCGTTTCTACTCTTTTCGACTTCATAGTCTGTGGTCGCAGTATATACAACTGTTAACCTATCTATTCTTTGATTGGTAGCCTTAACCATCTCATCCATTAAGTTAACTCTCATTTGCTCTGTGGCAATACTATTATTAGCATTTGATATAAGCGAAGTCGGTGCGCCTACTAACCCACCGTTCGCAAAGTTTGGTATTTGTGCTTTCTTTAAAGTAGAGTAACCTATGCGCCTTTGTTGGCTTTCGTTTAGGACTATTTCGCCAGTCTTTAACGTTGCAAGTACATTATCGCCGTTCGATAGTGGTTTGATATTACCTCTACTTGTAACCCTGCCACCGTTAGCGAATTGAACGATGTCATCACCCTTACCTACAACCCCACCTTTTGCCAATGGTTGAGCCGCAATAATAGCAGTCTGAGCCGCACCAGCTATACCTACTGCAATAGCGTCAAATATTTGCGCACCAGTTGCAAGTTTTAAAGGATTACCTCCAGCAGTTAAAGCCGCAGTAACCGCTAAAGCCGTGTTAATAATACTTTGAATTATAGCTATCGCCTTTGCTTTTTTAGCTGCTTCCTTCTCAGCTTGTTCCCTCTCTTTAGCTATTGCTTTAGCGTTTTCCTTTTCATTTCTTAGTTGTTGCTCTAAGTACCTACGCTCTAAACCAGTAGCATTTTGTAAGCGTTCCTCTAATTCGCTTTGTATTTGTTCATTCGCTTCAGCATCCTTTTCTAAGCGTTTTAATCTCGCTTCGTCACCAGCCTGAATAAGACTTGAAACCGTATCAAAAGCTAATTGAGTATATTTAGTAGCATTATCAATATCTTTTTGTAATTGAGCCTTTCTTTTTTCTCCATCTTCCTTTTCCTTTTGTGTTCTTTTTTCAGCTTCAGCATTCGCATTCTTAGTTCTATCCGCATCCAACTTAGCCAAATCTGCATTTAATTTGATGTTTTGGCTGAGTATAGTATCTTTCTCATCTTGAGTTAAACCCTCTATTGTATTGATTTTGTAAGTGTTAAGGTCTATCTCATCTTGAATTCTTTGGCGTTCTAAATTTAAAATATCTTCTTGATATTGTTTGTTAATCTCTTCTAATTTATCTTTATTATTTCCAGCAGCAATTACCTGCTCATTATATGCCTGTTCTAATAAATTACGTTGGTTTTCATAGTTCCTTTGTTCAACAATCTTTATTGCATCAAACTCTTTTTTCTTTAATTCAATAAGTTTGTCAGATTGGTCTTTATTTATTTTCTCAATCTCTTTATCCGCTTGTAATTCAATTGCAGTTTTTAGTTTAGCAGTTTCATCAGCTGCTTTTTGCTCTTCAGCTTTGATAGTATCATTTAAGGTCTTAACCTCTTTGGCATTTGCACCATAAAGTTTAATAGCTTCATTTAACCTTTCTTGATTAGCTTTCTTTTGTTCTGTTAAAGTCTTTTGAATACTCTCAAGTTCTTTTTGTGTATTTTGTTCTGCTAATTGTCTACGCTTTTCAAACTCATCCTCTAATAAATTTGTAATAATAGTATTGGTTTTTTCAGTAATAGTTTTTTGAAGTTGCAATGCAGCCTCTTGCAACTTTAACTCATCCTCTTGGAATTTCTTTCTTGCATCAGCTATTTCTTTTTGTTTAGCTAATTGCTCTTCATAAGCCTTTCTTTGTTGTTCTTGAATAGCTTTATCCTCTGCCTTAATAGCATTTTTAGCTTCTACAATTTGAGCATTAAGTTCCTTAGTCTTATTAAAATTATCTGTTTGTACTTTTATTTTTTCGGCTTCTAATTGAGCCTCTTCATTTAAAGCATCCTTATTACTTTTTGATAATGAATTTTGTGCTTTTTTAATTTCAAATTTTTGTGTAGCAATATCCTCGTTTGCTTTTAAAATTAGCTTTTCCTTAGCAACCGCCTCTTCTAAAAACTTTAACCTTTCAGCATTTGTGAAATTATCTTTTTGAGCAGCCTTGTTTCTAAGTTCAGCAATGTCGCGTTCTATCTTTGCCTGTTCAGTTAAGTTTTTTCTAACTTGCAAGTCCAAAGCATCTTGTTGTTTTGCTAATTGTGCCGCCTTATTAGCTACCTTACTAAGCCTTGTTTCTGCTCCACCTAAATAGTTTATAAGATTATTTACTCCAGTTCCTATTCCATCAATAATTTTAAAGATAGCACCCCCAACCGTTGAAACTACATCACTAATAACACCAAATACTGAACTAAAAACCGCGCTTAATCTACGTAAAGCATTCTGCCCCTCTTCACTACTTGTAAAGAATGTTTTTAATGCCATTACAATAGCACCAATAGCAGCAATAACTAAACCTATTGGTCCAAGCATAAAACGAACTGCCACACCAATACTTTGAAATAAACCTATTGCTGCCTTTGCAGGTGCACCCAAAGCACCCATTGAACTTGCAGCTTTGTCAAAAGCACTACCATAGTTCCCTACATTACGTTGAAACTGTCCGACACTTGCATCAGTATCCTTTAATTGTTTGTCTAAGGCTTGTATTTGTTTAAGTAAATCCTGACCGCCCTTAGTTGCACCTTGACCACTTACCGCAAGGTCTTTATATTCCTTTCTAAGCCTATTTAATTTGTTGCTCAATTGGTCATAAGCCCCCAATGCTCCAGATGTTTCCTTAAATGATTTATTAAGGTCATCCTGTTGCTTTTTAATACCTGCTTGTTCAGCCTTTAATTTAGCTAATTTTTGAGCGGTCTGAGTATATTCCTCCGTTCCAACTGTTAATCCATTAAGTGATTTTTGAGTGTCCTTAATAGCTTGGTTTAATTGGTCTATATTTTGAACGCCATCTATATTTATACTAAAGCCTACTACTGTATTTGCCATTTTATACGTTTAATTTTCCTATGATTAAAGAATTTGTTATCTGTGTCGCTTCCGTTCCATCGCCCAAGTCATCATATATCAAATAAGTCTTTGTCGAATCAGTACTCGTTACTGAATAACTATTTACCTCTTGCAAAATATAGTTATCACCATGTATCTGTATTTTCTTAGTAAAGTCCAATTCACGAACCATTAAAGCATCCCAAAATATATAACATTCTACTTCCTTACCGCTTTGCCTACGAACAAAGTCACCTAAGTAAAAACGCTCTAATAACCCTTGTACATAGTTTCCGTTTACCGTTTCACTGCCAAAGCTTAGGCTTATAAAATTACCTGTTATACTATTGTAGTCAACCATATAGGCAACTGGACATTTTGTTTGAACTACTGAAGTTCCATTATATACATTTATAGAACCATATAAATCCAAAGTTATGTCATCTGTAAAAAGTATTCTCGGCATTATATCGTAATTAGCTTCAGCACTTATAGTATTCTCTAAATAATTGTCATTCCAAATAATTGGAATTATAGGAGTTTTGGTAGTATCAACACCTTGAATTGTACTATCTGCAATACATAAAGTTGTACTAAAAAAAGGATTTTCAATAACCTCTTCATCTTTTTGGAATCTATTTGAAGCAAAGGTAAATCTGGCTTGGTGCAAAGCTATATCTTCAACTCCATTGATAGCCTCCAATGTAGGGTCATTACTATCATACTGCCAACTTAATTTAACAAGTTCTTGAATGTCCGACCTACTATAAACCTCACCGCCTTTACTCAAATCGACATCCTCTGTAAAGTCAATAAAGCCGTTATCGTAAAAACCACTTTCGGCATTCATTACACTTGGGTTGCTACTTTGGTTTAAGTAATTGTTAGCAGGTTCTATAAGTATAGATTTATTGTCGACATCTGTTTGGAATGTAAGGTTAAAAGCATGAGCCAAACCTTTGATAAAGTCTAAGCTATTCCATTCTTTATTTATGAAATATCGGAAATCTATTGTAGTACCGTTTAAAACTTGAGCCTCACCAGTTATACTATAATTTATAACAACATCAGCAGTACCTCCACCTCCACCTCCACCAGCACCATCAAGCAACCAAACAACATCACCAGCATTTAAATTTAAAATAAGTTCACCTTTTAATTGTGTATCTGTTGTGTAAGGTTGTGGTCCAAATAAATTAAAACTTCCTATTACTCCACCAGCAATAGTTCCATTTACATATATTGCCATTGTCATTCCATAGGCAATAGTAATATTAGTTATATCAGCACTATATTCAAATAAGTAAAAACCAGTTTGTGGTACTATGTATTCGTTATTTATTGTGTCATAAGGATTAGGTCCAATTAAAGGAGCTACTGTTTGTGTTAATACTGTTATACCACCACTTGAATAATTTATACCACCACCAACTCCCTCAATGTTTAAATAGTCTATTCCAAATTGCTCATCATTTATTTTGTCACTTAATGGAATAGGCATTATCAATTTCTCAAAGGATGCCAAACTAAAAAAGTTACTATTGTAAGTATATCCTATATCAGAGAATATCCTATCCACAATCGACTTAATAAACAAAGCTGGAGTATATTCTAAGTAATCAACCTGACCCGATATTAACCAGTCCTTCCATTTAATAAGGATATATTTAAACGTATCGCCATTTGGGTATGAATAATAAGTAGCGGCATCAATATTAGTATAGTCGTGGGTATGAGTACCATAGTCGTATTGATACAAAAACTTATTCTTTAATTGTTGTACCCAGTCTACATTGTTTCCATAAAAAGAAACCTTATAGTTCTGTCCCTTCCAATAGTAAAAGTCTTGGTCTATTGTAACACTTGTCAACTGTGCCAAACCGCTAAAGAAAGGTAAGCCATCAACCTCTATATAGGCAGGTAAAAACTTTTGTTCCTTAACGGTGTCCTCACTAACATCATAGAACCTGCTAAAGATTAAATCGTTATTCTTTGTCGCTGGAAGTTCAAAGCTATATTCAGAACGTGAGCCAGTATTGACTGCAATTCCTTGTCTATCCTTTAAAGCATAGGTAAGGTTAAGGTTTAAATCCTTTTCAGGTAGGTCACAAATTTGATTGTCTATATATATTCTAATATTACTCATTAATTTTGTTGTACGCTTATGTTATTAGATTCGATAAACTTAATGGTCACGTTTATAAGTTCGTTCGTTTCCTCAATCTTAATAGAACTATCTGTAATTACAACAGATATTAAACCGACTGAAGTTTCCATATATACCTCTGGCGAACTAAGTAATTCTGCTAACCATTCGCCCCAGCTAACATCATAAAATGTACTTTCGACTTCATATTCCTTAGTAGCGTTTTGTTGTATCTTAAACCTACCTTTATCAAACGTATAACTTGATGGTGCAGTAGTAATCCAAGTCTGAGCCTTTTGTGCCAAACTTGAACTATTAGATTCCGATACTATCTTTTTATTAGTGAAAGTATAGGCATCAGAACCGCCTAATCTATTAAGCCAATGTAAGCGTACTTTATTAGCGCAACAGTCAACCATTTTAAACATATACTTAACGCCTTGCAAAGTAAATGTACTCGGTGCTATTAGGTTTCCTACTTGTACTGAATAGTAGTAACCGACTGGCATACCTGCTAAACTTAAAGGTACTGTCGGATTAGAATATGTAAATTGTGTTAACTGTGGAATACCTACGCCTATTGTTCGCGGTGTCAATGTACTATTTGGTGTCATAGTCACAAAGCCTGAATCAACTATTGCTTGATTTGCATCATATACAATAACTCTCAAAGCATTCGTTCCTGCAGTTGGTATATATGACATATTTAAGTTATCGAACTTACATATAGGAATAGGGTTGTTTGTTGTTACAAGTGCTTGTGGGGCGACATAAGGTAAATTAGTAAGCCAATACCTATCGTAAACATTTGGTAAAGTAGGGTAGTCAATAACATAATTGTCAAGTCCCATATATTCGCCAGTTTGCCTCGTGCCTATTGTAGCATAATTACCGCTTAAAGTAATATCAATAACTGGTGAGCCGCCACTTTCCAACTGTGTAAGTACGTTTGTTGTAGGGTCATTGTAAAAATACTCTACTAAAATAAATACGTTCGTATGGCAGTCACTATTTAAGACATCATAACTCGTATTCAATGTATTTGGAAATACAGTAGTCAAAGTCTTTGGGTTTGGAGCTGATACACTTTGTAAAATCTTTGATACATCAAATTCAAAATAGTAATCAGTTCCAGATACATAGGCTGGAGATTTTTTTATCGTAGTAGTCAAAGTAATACCGTCTACATAAATTTGAGCAATTGCCAAAACTAAAGGATTCGGAGCAGTCTGATATGTTACAAATAGGTTTGGTCTATATTGTGAATTTGGCGTGTACGGTGGGGTATAAACTACTGGCATTATGGTTTAGGGTTTAGGTAGTTATTCAATTCCTCGTCCTCAATAGATAAAGCATCAAAGTTAGTAACCCAACTATCAGCAGTTGTATATTCAATTAGTAACGATTTAATGCTTACCCTCTTAAATGCTAACTGTAAACTGTAATCAGCCTCAGAATATTTCAACTCATATTTACTTGGAATCAATACCGTTTCATATTGCTTCTCATATTGTGAATCCCAAACTGTTACAACAAAATATTTGATAGTTAAAATATACTCTACAATTATTTCGTTTAGTTGATTTGCTTGTTCTGTAGCTTGTTCAAATGTCATTTTATATTTACTTTTAAGTTTTTAGAATTTGATTTACTTATCTCTGCAAATGATTGTATCATAATACCGTTTATAACTTCTCCGAATACTTTGTTTATTGTTTCAACAACTTTTGGATTAGCATTCTCTAAGCCTATACCTATCCAGTTCAATTTATTACCCATTGCTCTGCTCCCTTTCGTTGGCATTCCTTCGGCTTTCATTTTTTTAGCAATAGCAAAAGCAACTCCTTCAGCTTCTTTACCAGACTTGCCCAATTTCTTTTGAGCGAACTTTATCAATCCATCAATAAACTTACTTGACTTTGCACCGCTACCTTGTCTGTATGGAATCCTATCTGGTGTCACTCCATAGTTTAAAACCATACCATACTCAAGAAAGCTATACTCAATCAATACTTTTGTCGCTTCAGCCTTTACCTCGTATTGTATCGACTTTGATAGATTTCCATCCATCTTATGCCCTTGCGCTTCAAGTTCGTTCCTGACCGCTATCAATACAATTTCACCTACTTGGTTACCCAACATTTCAAAAGCTTGTTCTGCTGTCATTATATCTCTTGTTCTAAGTCTTTAATCGGAGGTGGTACATCATTGAAATCACCAGTTAATAAACTAATATCAGCTGGATATATAGGGCAGTCCCAAATATACCAAATAGTAAAACCACAATCCAACAATACTAAGCTATTATTGTGGGCGTCACTCAAATAGTCTATTGAGATAGGAGTAGTTATTCCACATTGATAATCTTTAGTCCTGCCTATCCTATTGAACTCACTAAATATGTTAACGGCTAAATCTTCAAGGTCACTTTGTACCTCAATAATTGAACGCTGGTTAACACTTGCATCGTTATTATAGTATTGTAAGTCTGAGAATATCACTCTACATTGTAGCGTTCCTTTTACAGACTTCTCCTTAATTTCTACTGATGCGGTAGGATATAGTAATTGAACACTCGGATAAACAACTCCGACAGTATTCTGACCAGTCCAATTGTTTTGAACGTTCGTATTTACATCACTATACCAACCATAATGATAAAAGCCAACCCTACTCGATTGAGGATTAGCTTGATTTATTGCTAAACAAATCTGGTTAAAAAGATTTGATATTTGTACTAATTTCATTTCTCGTTATTATGCCATAAGTTAATAAGTTCTCTCTTTACCTCGTTATAAAATTCTATCTCGTTTTTATCTATAAAGACCTCAAAGAAATCAATCATTTCGTTTACATAAAACAGGCATTTATCTAAGTCGCTAAACAACTCATTTTCGCCTTTATATCTCATATAAATTTCATAAGCCGTATCCTTTGGGTTCATCGTTTTTTCATTAACACTTCTTGATATCTTTGTTGGTATTCGCTTTCAGCTGCCACACTACTAAGATAGGTAAACGCTTCGTATAAGTTAGCAAGTTCCGCACTTCGCATCGGTGTTTCATCTGGTCTGTTAAATATACCGCTTTCAGCTATCTGTTTTATTGTCAAGTACCAACCGAATCCATCATTTAGTTTATCAATTCCTGCCTTAACTGCATCAAAGTCTGCGCGTTTGTATAGGTTAGCAAACTTAGTCGCAATACTTCGATTCGCCTCAACAAAAAAAAAGCTACCCTCCAGCAATCTAACAAGTTCCAAGATAAGAATAAATTTTCACGTTTTAACAACTTATCGGAATATTGCTCATCTTTTTTTCGTACAAGTACACACATCATTTTTGCAAGTGCCTTCCATTCGCCGTTCTCTACCTTTGACAGGTTAGCTTGAAATTGTGCCGCTTCAGCAAATTCTATAACGGTACTGTCACTCATAAACCTTTCAGGCAAATACCAAACTTCTCCATTTACTTCCAATACGTTTGAATATTCGACTTCTGGCAGTTGGTTAAATATCTTTGTAGTGTGAATGTATAAACCTGTCAAATGGTCTACTCGCATACCTTCGCCACCATCCTGACCTAAAATAAACGGTACTGATAAACCACTAAAAAAAGATATTACTCTTGCATAGTAAGGGAATACTTGTTGATATTGAACAACGTCATCAATAACCGAAGTAGCTTCGTCAAGTTCTTTACGTGCAAGTTCTAAGCCCTTATTATCTTTCAGTTCAATAGCTTCAGCAATCTTAATGTTAGCCGCGTCAATATCCTTTAATACTTTTGGCTTTGTGCTTTCAACAAATTCTAAGTATTCTAAGTATTGTTTCAAGGTCACATCTGAAAGTGATTCAGGATACTCAAATGCTTGTCCGTTATCTGTCTTAAACTTAATCATTCTCAAATGGTGGTTTGTTAGTGCGTTTGAATCTCTTTGGCTTGTCTTCGGAAGTTGCAAGTACATTGGTTGGCTCTTCTGCTTCGATAATCTCTTCTCTAATCTGTTTAGCCTCTAATAAAGACACTCGCTTGTCCTCAATGATTTGGCTTGTTGACTTTGGCTGTGGAGCAAGGATACCGCCCTTTGAGTTAGTAACTGGTTTGAATCTATTACCATTGTTGTTATTCAATATCCTTTGGATTTGTTGAAGTAAACTTTTAGCTTGGTAGTTAGTTGGGTACTTTGCCAAAATAGGTAAAATCTCTGCAATCTGTTTTAAATCTTCGTTTGTCATAATTCAAAATTTGTAAAGTAAATTGTTCAAAATATGTAAAATGAAATGCTATTTCAATTGTACGTTTTTGCATATAAAATGCTATTTATAAGTAATATTTATATGTAGTTAAATATAGTTATCCAAATGCTAATAAACCCTTACCTTTATTTGCTGCTAACATACCCAAAGCCCAGTAACGTGTAGCATCCCAAGTATGGTTAAAAGCATCAATAGGCTGGTTTGTTCTATTTCCACTTCGCTCTTCTTTCCACTTATAAGCCTTTGCCTCTTTAATAAAGTTTATAGAATCCTTAGTTATGTTAATCGTTCCGTATTGCTTAAGTAAACTAATTGAATAACTTATTGAATCTGGTCCTTTGTCCGCTGGTCTTATATTCCAACCGTATAATTTTAATTCCTGAATACTTTTTGGGTCAGCACTATCAGCAAATATAATACTATTTTTTGATATATTGTTACTTCTCAACAAGTTGTTAATGTCTGAGTTCGTTAAGCCCTTTTGATAAATAACTTCCCTTGTATATATTTGCCCATCAGATATTCCACAATGAATTAAAGTAGTAGGGTCATTGGTAAAACCAAAGTCTAAACCAAAAGCCTCCTTATTCAGATATTGTGGCATTGAATCGACTATTTTGTAATCAAATACTAAGCCTTCTATTTTCCCAGTTTGCCCTAAACCGTAAACGCGCCATAGTTGAGGGTCTTGAAATTGTAAACGCTCAATACTTTCAGTTATGCTTTCAGATATAAAAGGATTGTGTTTATAGTTTGATATAAAGTAAGCAACGTTTGGAAGTTTCAAAACTTTTTCGTGAACCCAAAATTCAGCATTTGGATTGTAGTCTATGTAAGTTCTATAAGATGTTCTTAAATCTAATTCAGCATAGATACTATAATCAATACCGTTCGCCTCGTTTACAAATAGAACATTACGCTTACCGTTCTTTGCATCCTGACTACTTTCATAACTTGTAAATTCTATTATCGAACCGTTTTTAAAATGGTATATCTTGTCTGAGCCGTTCCAACGGTCTATCATTGATTGAATAGCTATTGATGTACTTACAATATTTGAAGCATCTCTTATTGCACCTCTCTTTAAGTTTGGTATATCCTGACCGACTACCGTAATTACAAAACGTGAGTTTTCTATTGCTAACTTGAATAGAACTTGTAATATAGAATAAGTCTTTGAACTGGATGAGCCACCCTGATTAACGCAAATTATTTTCTTATTACTATCTACATTCGCGTATCTTTCAGGTTCGGCATTCCATAAAAAAACTGGTGTTGTTTGCATTATTCAGGTTGAAAAGGTTTATTTTCCTTTGCCTCTATTACATCAATTTTAAATTCTATTTTCTCGCCTTCCGCTCCAGTTATCTCGGTCTTTTGTGTTGCTTTACCATAGTAGTAATCCAAAAGCATTTGTGATGCCTTTAAATCGCCTTTAACAGCCTTAGAAAGTAATACTTTAAATATAGCATCAACTCCAGTAATACCGTTTTTCTCCTCACCCAAAGTTTTCTCAATAAGTTCTTTGATTGGTGGAAGTTTTTTAGGTCTGCCATTAGGGTTTCCAGTTTGACCTTTTTTATATGGTTTTAAATTTTCAGGATTTGGCATAATTATTCATAAATATATTTTCCTACCCATTGAATACCTATTTTAGTTTTATACTCAAAATTAATAGGCATCTTTGGTTGTTGTATGGATTGAATAAATCTTGCCTTTAACCATCCATCAACATAAATTGCATTATAATAGGTTTCAGGATAAATTTTATCAGCCAACTTCTCAACCTCATCTTCAAGTGTTGGTAATAAACCCACACCATCCAATATTGGTGAGTTATTGAGTGGCAAATGTGCAATGATTTTTTTATTATCATCCCATTTATTAGGTGTTACAATATAGTTAGAAGTATATATACATAATTCTTCATCATTGTCATAAAAATAATCACCTACTTTAATCTCTGAATCATCTACAACAAGTAGATAGTTTTCTGTACGAATTATTTTGTGTTTCATATTATGTATATCTCTGTTTTTTCACTGTTTAGAATTATAAACTTCATTATAATATATCTCAGCTAATTCTTTATCATCATTTATATATTCACTAAAACAAGTAGCATCCATTATCTGTTGCTTCTCCATTTCTAATGCTTGGTTAAAAAGCCCTATAAATTGCATCTTTTGTTCGTGAGTAAAATGAATAGATAATGCCTCTTGTAAAAATAATACTGCTGTCTGTTTCATTATTTCTTTTTTTCTTTCTTTGCTTGGTACTCTTCTTGTCTCGTTTGCTCAAATGATAGTGTACATACAGCATATCTCTGACCAGCTATTTTGTATTCGTTTGTCATTACATCATCCGCCATACAACGGTTAATAAATTCGAGTTTACGTTCGTTCTTTTTAGGCTTAGGAATAGGCATATTAAAAAGGTAAATTATCGTTATTAGAATTATTGTCGGTCACTTGGTTTGATTGTTGCTTCTTGTTATAGTCAGTATTGATATTATAGGCTACTAAGTTAGTATATACTTTTCCATTATACTGTCTGCCCTTTACATTAAATACAACTTCAATTTCTTCGTTTAGGTTCACATACTTTAACTTTTGGATATGGTCGCCAAATATGTCAAATTTAGCATAGTTCTCCCATTGGGTTGTACTGTCTTTGATTACAAATTCTTGTTTTGTAGTCTTACCTACATTTTGAATCTCACTTTTTTCGATTAGTTGTCCTTTAAATTTGTACATTGCTTTGTTTGTTTAATTGTTTAAAATGGTGTTTCGTTATCTATCTTTTGTCCGCACGTCGGACAAGTTACATTAGTTACTTTTGTATTGTCTTTTTGTTCTATTTCGCTTTCTGTTTCACTCTCAAAGTCGGTATAGTCATAACCCCAATCAACTAAATCAGCCACATCCCACTCATTCGCCAAAGCATCCACATCATCACTACCAAAACTTATATTATCCTTTATTATGATAGCCTTTATTTGTTTAATAGTGTACGTATCTGGAATAACTTTACATGGTAGTTGTTCGATGTTCAATTCCTTTGACGCCCTATATCTCATGTTACCACAAAGAACGATATATTTTTCACCTTGTTTGTAAACTATCAGTTCTCGCGCTCCCAAAAACTCTGGATTGTCTTGAATAGACTTAACCAGCTTCTCGAATCTTTCATTACGAATAAAACGTGG